GCGAATGAGTAAAGGAGGTATTTCGGCGCAAGAGTTGGCACAAGCCTTTGAATGGGCAACCGATAAACAAGGGCTTTTCTACCAAGGTGCCGAAAAAGCAGGGCAAACCCTCAGCGGTAAGTTCAACAAGATGATGGACTCTATCACCGAACTTGCTCTAAAAGTATATGAAGCCATCAGCCCTGTGCTTAGTCCCTTAGTAGACCTGGCAGCAGTTATATTTTCAAGCATAGGCCAAGGTATAGGGTGGCTTATTCAGAAGTTTCAAGAAGGGAATCCCATTATATGGGGTATTGCAGGAGCTATAGGTATATTCACCACTGCATTGATACTACACAATACCTATACGGCTATTGCTACTGCTTGGCAAAATAGGCTTACCTGGGCAGTTATTAAAACAAACCTTGCCTTTTTGGCAAATCCTATAACGTTGATAATAGCTGGTATTATAGCCCTTATTGCTATCATAGCCTATTGTATTGTAGGTGTAAGCGGTTGGGGCAAAGCGTGGGAATATACTGTGCAAGGTATGAAATACAGCTGGGAGGCTTTTGTAGAAAATTTTCAATTGCTTTGGACTGTTGCAAAAAATACTTTTATGGCAGGTATAGATGCTTGTAAGCTCGCTTGGTATAAGTTTAAAGAAGCGGTTGGTTTAGGTGATAGTACCGAGAACCAAGCAATGATTAACAAGATACAAAATGACTTGCAAGAGCGTGCCAAAACAGTAACAGAGGGATATAAGAAAGCAAATGAGGCGGGAGAAAAAGCCAAAGAAGCCTTTGGCAAAGCGTGGGACTCTTTAGAGTTCAAGAGCTTTAAGGAGGTAAAAGACGGGCTAATGGGCAAGCTGGGTATGAAAACCGAAAGCAGTCCCGCACCAGGGGTGAGTCCTATTACGGGAGAAACTACCGCCACCACGGGAGAAGGCACTAAAACCAAAGACAACATCGTATCAGGGGGTACCCGACAAACGCATATCAATATACAGATAGGCAATGTAGGTACTGATACTAAGGTGTATGTATCGTCCGTACGCGAGGGAGTGGAGAACTTTGGAGAAATGGTGAAAGAGGAACTCCTTAGGGCTATCAATAGTATAAACCAAATGCAGACAGCCTAATGAAAGATATACTAATAGATGAGGGAAACGATTTGCGCCTATTGGCGGGTGATTTTGAGGTGGGGTACTCTGATAACCAACAACAAAAGGCTATCATTACTACCGAGAAGGGAGAGTGGAAAGAGCACCCCGAAGTAGGGGTAGGAATATCCCAAATGCTCGCCGATGACCTCTATACCGAAACCCTAATTGAAATAAAGAAACAGTTGGAGTATGACGGTATGCAGATTAACGATGTAGCCCTACAAGAGGGCGGCAAATTACTAATTGACGGAACCTATAACAACAATTAACATTATGCTAAACAAACAAGCCCTAAAACAAGGCATTATCACCCTGCAGCAGGATATGCTCACTAAAACGGATGCAGGTATGGAAGAGTATGCAGAACGTTTAGCCTCACTTATTCACGACTTTGTTCGTAGTGGCGAGGTAACAGTAGCCCCTGGCATCAGTGTAACCACAGCAGGAACAGCCACCGCCCAAACAGGGAAAACAACAAGTGAAGGAAAAGGAAAAATAACTTAAAAAACACATATCACAATGGATTGGATAACAGAAGTACTTAAAGAGCATTTTGGTTCGTTTATCGGTATGGTATTATCGGGCTTAGCGGGTTGGTTTTTCGGCAGACCTAAGCAACAAATGGAGCTCCAGACCTCCGAACTTGATAACGTAGATAAAGCCGTAAAAATCTATCGTGAAATGATAGAAGACTTAGGCACCAAGTACGCCAACGCTATCGATGAGCTAAAGAAAGCTAACCAACGCATTAAGGACTTAGAAGCCTCAGTAGAGGAGCTTCTCACCGAACTTAAGAAGTACAAGCAACTCAATGGAAAAGCAAAATGACATCACCGCCTTACATAATCAAAGCCTCCTAGACCTCGCTCTGCAACACACAGGCACAATAGAAAGCGTCTTTGAGTTTGCTGAAGCGAACAGCCTCAACATCACCGATGAGGTTGTGGCGGGCAAAACATTAGTACTACCTGCAGAAGCATTTAGGAATAAAGATATATTAGCCTACTACACCGCAAAGAACCTACAGCCCGCCACAGCCTTTTCTAAGGAAGACGAACAGGTGTTTGAACGACTTGAGGGTATTAGTATATGGGCTATTAACCTTGATTTCGTCGTTAGTAGTTAGTCGTTAGCCATTAGCAAGCGACACAATCTAACGACTAATAACTAACGACTAACGACTAAATATTATGGCACGCACTATACAAGAAATACAAACCCTTATCTACCAAGCCAAAGCACAAGAGCCTGCACTGGAAAGCCTCAACAGCACCTCCAAAGTAGCTATATGGCGATTGTGGGTGTACATCATAGCCGTAGCAATATGGAGTCTTGAGAAGCTATTCGACCAGCACAGGGCAGATATTGACAAACGCCTTGCCGAACTCAAACCACATACGGCACGTTGGTACAGAAGCAAAGCCCTTGCCTTCCAATACGGCTTTAATTTGCTACCCGACAGCGATAAGTTCAACAACCAAGGACATACGGAGGAAGCTATAGAAGCCAGCAAGATAGTCAAGTACTCCGCAGTAATAGAAAGTAAAAACGAAGGTCGTTTGATAGTGAAGATAGCAGGCGAACAAGGCGACACGCTCCAACCTATCACCGATGCTCAAAAGCAAGCCTTTGAAGCCTATTTATCAGAGATAAAAGATGCAGGGGTACGCCTATCAGTGGTGAACTACCAACCCGATATTCTGCACCTGCAAATGAAGATAGTATATGACCCGCTTGTATTGGACGGCAACGGACAAAGTATCATTCACGCTACACACCCAGTAGAAGAGACTATAAAAAGCTACTTAAAACGCCTGCCATTTAACGGCGAATTGGTCTTAGCACACCTTATTGATGTGCTACAACAAGCTGAAGGAGTGAAGATACCGCACTTAGTGCTTGCCCAAAGTAAGAACATCACCAGTAGTGGAGGCTATGGGGCTTTTGAAACCATTGAAATTAGCAAGATACCCACAGCAGGCTACTTTACGATAGACAACTTTAACGATATAACATATGTTAGTAGTTAGCTTGCCCGAACACTAAGCGAACACTAAGCGAAGATAAGATGACCTTAAACATTGATAAATTAGTAGTTCTTTTACTGCCAACCTTCCTGCGCAAACCGAAGCTCATAGCGTGGTTGCGTATGTTGGCAGCACCCCTGCACAAGTTGCTGTACACCTTTCAGCAAGCCCGCACAGCCGACTTGTACAACCTTGCTCACAACAGCCAAGTATGCTACCTAAGAAAGGTACTAAATGATGAGTTCGACAGCGAGCAGCGGCGTATCCGCATCGAGGATGGAAAGCAAAACGAGCGGCTCTATATATACCCTCGTAGTGCCAATAAGCCACTATACTTAGGCAAAGTATTCCTCTACCAACGAGGTAGTTATATAGACGGCGGAGTAGATTTTATAGTAGTACTCCCTCAAGGTTTGGAGTACGATAGATACAAGTTAGAAGCCCTTGTGAATTTTTATAAGTTAGCAGGAAAACGATGGACAATAGAAACTAAATAATATGAATAAGTTACATACAGAACACAATGCAGGCTACCCTTTTGATGTCGGGTTCCTCGCCTTTATGCAAACCGCTTACAGCCTATTTAACCATTTTGGACACCTCGCTGGCAATAAGGTAATTATTTCAGGGTGTGAGGAGGTAGGCAACACCATCACCCCAGGTACTGTCTATATAAATGGCGAGCTCTTTCCTTTTGAAGGAGGAGCCAAAGACGATACAGTATGGATACGGGAAGACACCACACAAGTAACCTTTCAGGACGGCTTCTCTCGCACATTAGAAACCGTGCGTACCGTTGTTTTTGGTAGGTCTGCCCCTGATAAAACCTTTAACTGGGAGGACTTTCAACGTGTTACTAATCTACAAGATTTAGGCAAAAATAAAGCTGAAAATAAAGCGTTGAAAGAGTTAAAAGACGAAGTAGAAATACTCAAAAAACAGAAACAAGCTATACCCATTGGGCTCATTGCTATCTGGGGCAAGCCCGCTAACCAGATACCCGAAGGCTGGCGAGAGTACACCGACCTACGCGGTAGAATGCCCGTTGGTTTAGACCCCCGTTATCGCAAAACAGAAGATGATGCACAAGACTATCAGCTTAATAGTCTACTGAATCAAGGCGGAGAACGCTCACACAAGCTCACTATTGAGGAAATGCCTTCACATAACCACCAACTGCCTTATAGAGAAACACGAGATGATGCGGGCACAGGAGGTGATAGCAACGAGTTTTCAATAGGAGATGCCCATAAACGCAACACTACCCATACTGGTGGCGACCAACCACACAATAATATGCCACCTTACCACGTGGTACACTTTATTGAGTATGTAGGCTTTCAAGTAGCCCCCTAAATAAGTAATTTTTAAAATTAAACAATATGATAACACCAAAAAAAACACTTTACAAATGGTTCTCTAATTTTATGAAACCAGCACAAGAACACTTTAGAGCTCTTATTGACAGCTTTTATCATAAAAATGAGCCAATTCCGATGAGCAGCATCGAAGGACTCTCCCTCGCTATTGAGAGCACCGCATCGGCAAAGCAGCTGCTCAACCATTTAGACGACACCAATGCCCATCGCAAGCTCTTCGACAAAAAAGTTGATAAGGAGGAAGGCAAAGGGTTATCATCTAATGACTTCACCAACGAGCACAAGCAAAAGTTAGAAGAGTTGCAGCCTACTGATGTATCGGGCTTATTGCCAAAAGGCGGATATGATGGCACAGGACAACAGCTGAAAGAGGCTATTGATGGCTTGCAAACCAAAATGCAACAAGTAGAAACTACCTTAAGTGTAGATGACACCGCCTTTGATACCTTGCAGGAAATCGCTACCCAAGTGAAGAACAATAAGAACTTGGAAACCTTACTGACAGGTAAAGTAAACAAAGAAGAGGGTAAAGGCTTGTCAGCAAATGACTTCACCAACGAGCTAAAACAGAAGTTAGAAAGTATTTCACCTTTAGTAGGCAAATACTTTAGCAGTAACCTAATACAAGGAAATACGGAACATCTAAAAGGGGATGTATATCAATCAGGTATTACCCACGAGTTAAGGATAGTTGTCCCTTTTATAAAAGGGAAGTGTCTACTAAGTTATGTAGGAAATAAATTAGGCGAAGGCGTTACAATGAAATTTCTATCACATGGTACAAATGAAGTAGAAATAAAGGGCGAGTTATTACATACTGACAACGAAACTGGTACTCAGTATTATTTGTTAGAAACCGATGATACAGGTTATCTAAAAGGTGCTAATTTTTATACTAATAAAATAAAAGTCGAGTTGCAAGGTGCTAATTCTATTGGAAAATTGCAGCTAAAACGTATCTTAACGCTTCCTGAATGGGAGGCAGAAAAAGGATTTTATAATACTTATGCTAAAGAAATTGCCCCAGAAGGCAGTAATATAACTGCGGGACGTTGTAATCTTGTGCCTACCTATGGCAGGAATAGAGAGGTTTTAGTGTTTTATGAAGAAAATGTAATGTTTTCAGTTGTAAAATCAGGTTATTATGATGAAGGTAAAATTACTTTTAGTGGTATAAATGGAACCATAGAAGGCGATACAGAAATCACTGGTAAAGTAGGTTCTCGTGCCGAAGCTATTTGTATGAATGGTAAAATCTACATTACAGTACATAACAAAGTATAACAACACCATACGGGGCGAGTTATAATTCGCCCCTATTAACCCTAAACACAAATCGCTATGGAAATCAGAAAACACATCATCAAATTATTTGCACTTAACTATTTAGTGCCTTTTGCAGGTAAAACAAGAAGTTTCACCCGCTCTGCTAACATCATCTTACCCCTAATACTCATCGGAGGACTTATTGTTTGTGCCGAGCTTTATAGCTGGCTTTACGTGGTATTGCCTTTGTTAGCTGTAGCTTGTTTTTTTGGCTTTGGGTATTTTCACTTTTCACCTCTCACCAAAGCGGATATACCCCTAATGGATAGCACCCAATGCTGGCAGTACCAGCAACTCTTAGGGGATAATAGCAATACACTTACACAATACAACGCCCGTTGGGTAGTATGGGTAAACCCATTGGCTATAGCAATAACCCTTATTATACTATTCACCCTAATACTATAAGCAATGAAAAAAAGCACCAGAAACATCCGCTATTTAGTGGTTCACTGCTCCGCTACTCCAGAAGGGCGTGAACACACCGCCAAAGACATCGACCTTTGGCACCGCCAACGTGGCTTTGAAGGAATAGGTTACAACTCCATCGTCCGC